GTTTCTTTGTCTCGCCCTACGGCATGGGGCAGGCTATTGGAAGTGTAGCGTACAAACTTAAATTGTTATTGCTGTGTGGGGATAGTCTCACACAGTTTTTTGTATTCATATGAGGATAAATAATTGAAAAGTTTCCGAGGATAGTTATTTATCCAGTCTTGAACATCTCTTATATATTGGTCTGTGAAAGTGCTTATGTGAGAGCCTTTTGGAATCCAACGGCGGATTAATTTATTTGCGTTTTCGTTACTTCCACGTTCGCAGGCGTTGTAAGGGTGACAGTAATAGATTATTGTTCTTTTCATTACTTTGTTATAGTAACTTTTCTCCATTGCATCCATATCCAGAAACTCCACACCATTGTCACAGGTTATCGTTTTAAATGTATCTCTGAATACTGGGGCTGAAAGATTGCGCTCTAAGCGGTCTAAGATTTTTATAAGGCAGGATTGATTTTTGCCATCTGCCTTGAAAATTAGTTCTTCTCTTGTTTTGCGTTCTGTGAATACGAAAAGGCAGGTTTTATCACCTTTTCCAGACTCCACTGTATCAAGTTCCCAGTGACCGTACTCTAAACGTTCATAGATTTCTTTTGGTCTTGTTTCTATAGAAGTGTGGTTGTGATTTCTTGCATTGCGTTTCTTTTCTGTAGCTTTTTCTTTCTTTTTGCGTGGCATGGGGAGATTGCTTGCAGTTACATTTAAGAGTAATCCGCTATGAACGTAATTATAGATTGTTTTGAAACATACTTTTGTTTTGAACTCTAAGTTATTCTTTTGAATGTGCGTAAGGATTGCCACAGGGCTGTATTTCTTTTCCAGAATCATGGATTCTAAGAACTTAATAAGTTCAAAGTCGTTTCCTATTTTGAGGTCTTTTCCCTTATTGTGAGAGCGTTCGTCCTGTATCTGCTGTCCTCTGTCTGCACAGTATTTTTTGTATGGTTTTAAATTTGAATCTATTAATTCGACTGTGCCCAGTTTTATTTCTCTGTAGATAGTTGTAAGTGAACGGTTTAGTATCTTTGCAATTTCTTTTACTGGTGTTTTCTGATTTAGTAATAGTTCTAATTGATAGCGTTCGTATTCTTTAAAATATTTTCTCATGTGGTACTTTCCCCCTTTAACTGGGGGATGATAATAAATTAAAAAATCCCTGTCAATGACAGGCGTTGTTGATTCTCAATCATTGACAGGGATTTTTTAATTTATTTTCTTAGTTTGTTGTTGTGCTGTGTTAAGTGTTTGGTATTCAGTTCACACGTGTGAACTAAGTATACTGTTTTGGTCTGATTTGTTATTGCTGACTGTGTTCATTTTCTTTTGGGTGTTTTAATTTGTATGTCTGTTTTACTGATTTTGTGCATTCGTCAAACTGTTTACAGGTGAGACAGAAAGACTTGCACTGTTTACAGTCGCGGAACATAAAATAATAAAGAAATTTAAGAAAATGGACTTTCAGAAATAGTTGTAAATCCATCAATAAATAATCCAGTCTGTTCATGTTCATTTTTCTCCATTTCGTCATACATTTGTTTTTTAGTTCTTAATATCAAGAAATCAATGTTTATATCGGAGTAAAGTTTCTTGAGTTCTGGATTCTCTGCAAGCGTTTTCTTTAGGGTTCTAAGCTGTTGCAGGTGCTCTGCTGCCGAAAGCTTCTTATTACTAAAGTGTACAGTTTTCCCGATTCGTTCTGCATCCTCTTGCAGGCGTTTTTTTGATTCTTGTTTTTCCTTTTCGAAATCAATTTTTTCTTTTTGTTCTTGTTTTGGTTCAAAAAGCTTGTAGTTAATGATTGTTTCTTCTGGTTTAGCGGTCTTGCTAAATTCCATGTATAATATTTCTTGATTTGCTAAAGGTACTTTTACATCTGTAATATAACTCACATCAGATAAATACTTGCTATAGATTTTTGCAAGTTCGTCATAGTCGACATTATAAACCTTTTCAATCGGTCTGTCGGTGTTCTGACTTGCTAAATATCTGTGTTGGTTTTGTAAGATATGAGATAGATCTTTTGTAATGTATTTTGTTATGTAGGAACTTGCTTTACTTGAGTCGTTTATTTTTGTTGCTGTAGAGAATCCGTATTTCCATAAGGGGAGATTAAATATTTTTGTTGCGTAAGGTTTTTTTGCATAGTCATAGACAAATTTTCCAATGCAGGTCTTACCGGAAAATGCAAGGGGCATTTGTCCAATATCTGCAAAGAGTCCATGAAAATGCCATTTTGTTTTATCCTTGTGAAGTTCTGGGACAAGAATATACTTTAAATCTGGGGCATAACGTTTTTTTAGATTGTTTGTCCAGATGTTCAGTTTTTCAGAAACAAGGTTAAAATCCGTGTTATCCAGTTTTTTTGGGTCTATCGTAAGGGTAATAAAATAGTCCCATTTGTTAGCCCTTGCGATTGCATATATCTGGTTTACTGTTCTGTTTACTGATGATTGGATGCTGTGTTGTACCTGTGCATGGGTACGGGCTGTATTTGTCTGTTTTGGTTTTTGTGTTCTAATTTTGTTCTTTACAGTGACAGGGCGTTTATACGTCCTGATTTGTATAGAGTCAACATATTCAATAGTTTTTACATTGTAGTTCATTTTTATTTTCCCTGACTGAAAAGTGTTGCTATTGTCAAGTATAGCAACACCGACTAAGTGTGACGTGCCGTCCATGATCTGCTTCGCCGTCCGCTTGCTTGGGGTCCCCTTAATCCCCAAGGCTCCGCAGACAGCAAGCAGAACATGGACGTTACAGTTGCTTTAGTGTTTTCGTATCGAAAATTTTATAACTATCATAAAGTTTATAATATTTCTTAGATGCGAACATTATTTCCGTGTGGTCTTTCTTTCCTGTATCCATAGACTTAACGGGAATGAAAAAGAGATTGCCGCCACAGAGGAGAGCAAGGAACCATCCGAAAAGCTTGAAGTTCTTTACGTTTCTGTGTTCGTAGTCGTGTTGGAAAATGTGGCGTATCTGTTTGTCTATGAGGTCTTTGTGTTGTGATACTAAAATGACAGTATAACCAAATTTCCTGTGCTGGGTGAAGAATATAACCCACTCAGAACGTCCCTTTTGATTCCATGAACGGGAGTTAAACATGGTTTGGCATTCGTCTATAATAAGGAGTGTTTGTTTTTCCTTTATTTGTCCACGGGCATTGCGTTCGTGGTTTTTATTTGCGAAATCCATGAGAAAGTCAATGGTTAGCTGTTCATTGTTTAGTTCCTCTATAATCCCAAGTTCGCCTGTGTACTTATTCTTTTTACAGTGTTTCTTTTTCCAGAAGTTTTCGTTTACTTCAAAGTTACAGATAACGTGTTTTCCTTTTTTATGGTATTGGTCAATCATTTTTGCGCAGTGTAAGGATTTACCGGAGCCGGGTCTACCAGAATAAAAATAAATCATGTGTGTTGTCCCCCTTTTGTAGTTTGTGTGGGGCAGTTCACACGTGTGAACTGCCTTAAATTGTCAGAAAATGACAAATAAGATCCTGTGAATTGTGTGTGAAAGTGATACAATTAGTTCACACGTGTGAACTGAGTTCATACGTATGAACTAGAAGTTGTGTTTACTTCTGTAGTCTGTGATTGCCTGTCTGAGATACTTGTATACGTAGTAAGCAAGTACGCAGGCTAACCATGCGTTCATGCAGGTGGCACAGAATTTAAAAGGTATGAAATAATTGACGTAACCTAAAACATCCATGCCCGAAGAGTCAGCAAGCTGTGAAAGCATGACACGAAACGGGGCTGAGGGAAGTATACTTATAAGCACGTCCAGTATATCGAAAAATATCCCGATTGCAGATTTGATAAGTTCACCTGTCATTAATCATCACCCCCGTTTGAGAAAAGTTTCCTTGATAGGTGGATAAGGAAAAGTATAAATGTTACTGATAGGATGTAACGGCAAGTTTTGGCTAGTTTTTCCCATTCATCCGTAGATAAATCAATGTCAATGGTTTCGTTAATTTTAAAAGATTCTATTTTTATAGGCAGCGAGAACTTCGGATTTTTTGGTTCTACTGACATTGAGTTTAGGACTAAGGATATATCCCACGGAATAGAAGTTGGGAATTTGTCTTTTGCTTTTTCTGCCGTTTCCTGTGAGCGGTCTTTAAAGAAGTCCATTACAGTGTCAGCTATAAGCAGGGCTTTAATTTCGTTTAGGGAGTCTACAAGCTTTTGTTGGTATTTGTTGTTTTCTTCCAGTAGCTTCACCATTTCGTCAAACTTTTGATCTGAGTCGTTCCAGAGTTTTGTTAAGTATTGCGACAGGGCGGTGAAGTCGTATTTACAGCCGTTTTGTTCTGTCTCGGTTTTACCGTCTGATAAGGCTTGAATGGCTAGCAGAATTTCTTCCAGTTTACCGTCATTTTTTTGTATATAGTCGGTTATGGTTTTGGCTAGTTTGTCATGGTTTGCGCTAAACTCTGTGAGTTTGTCCAGTATCTTTTGTAGCAGAGTGTTAGTATCGGTTAGGGAACCATCCGTGAAGTCTGGTTTTGGGGTTGGTGTTGTACCGTCTCCGAAGTCACCACCAGAGCCGCCGCTAGGGGTTGGGGTTGGGTTGGTTGTACCGCCGCCGTCCGTGAAGTCGTTTAAATCGTTTAAGTAATTGTTTATGGTTGTATCAAACTGGTTTTGAATTTCTGTTTCTGTCTTGTTTTCAGTTGTGATGTTATAGGTTATGTCTGGCAGGTTTGTTATGTTATTGATGTATTTTATATTGACTTTGAAACCGCCAGAAGGGAGTTGTGGGGCGTAAGTTCTACCTTTACCGAGATATTGTTGTAAATCATAATTTGAATAAAAAATCTTGATAGGAGTTTTTGACAAAAAAGTCCAATAACTAGCATTAAGATATACAGTAGAGGGAATAGAAGAACTATAATTACCACTATCAAGTAATGAATAATTAAATACATTAGAGCGGGAAGATGTATTATGGATTTTTGATACTTGCTTACTACCATCTGAACAAATAATATATGAACCAGAAAGATAAAAATATACATTACTTGGGAAATAATAATTGGCATACTGGGAAGAAGCAAGATTATTTAAAAAACAACCTGAAAATTTATTAAAAGCTGAAATACATTTATTTAGATTTTCTGTATCATAATTTTTTATATCACAAGTACTCCATACGTCTTTTTTCCAAGCATAGCAAAAGTTATCAAAAGTATAACTATATTTCGGTTCATAAAGGTAATAACCATCTAGGGCGTGGACTTTATCTTGAAGGGCGGTGTTAAGTTCATTGACAAAATTTGAATTGAATGTAACTGTATTACCGTCAGAACTCATATCTTTGCTTTTATCTTCATCAGTAGACCAACGCTTTTTTAACCATTCACTGATATAATCCGCCGCCTGCCCTCCATCTGGAAGAAGTAGTCTAATAAAAAACTCCCCAGGGTCGGGAAAAGTAGGAATAAGAGTAGGAAAAGGTGTTGGAATATCACCACCAATATCTGCGTAAACTACAGTTGTGTTAAAGAGCAACATGAAAGAGAGCATAAAACATAATATCTTTTTCACTAAATCACCTCGCAAAAAAAAGAGACTGCATATCTGCAATCTCTTAAATATTTAATCTATATTAAAATTTATCTTTAAGTTTCTTAATAAAATTAGAAAACCTGTTTATTTCATTTTTCCAAAAACTAAAAAGCTGAAATTGATAGATAGGTTCATTAAATCCCAGTTCTTCATCTGTTTTCGTAGGATTGAAAGAACGAGAAAGATTTTTACCATAATCAACACGCCATTGTATATACTGTTTTCCAAGATTTTCCCATTCTTTGTTTATTTCTTCTGTCCTGTTATTAACATTGTTATCCTCTTTCATAAAACATTCCCCCTTTACTATAGGGATATTATAACATCTTACAAGAGATAGCACAATTACTATTTATATTCAATTATCATGGTTCTGTGTTTCTTTATGATTTGGGTTTTGGTTTTGCTTTGTATACCATTCCTTCAATCTCCCCCAAACCCCCTCTTTATGCCCGATTCCCAGAAAGAGGGGGCTTTAGTTTCTTTGTCTCGCCCTACGGCATGGGGCAGGCTATTGGAAGTGTAGCGTACAAGCTTAGTTTCCTTGTCTCTGTGGGAAGTAGTTCACACGTGTGAACTGACTGGGAAAGGGGAGCAAAGCCAAAACCAAAAACATAAAACCCCTTGTAGTCAAGAGGGGCTTAACAGTAAAGACTGCCAAGCCCCTCTTTTATACATTCTTCTTTTATCGAACCTTGTAAAGTGTTTTCTTCCTTTTCCACAAAGACCGTGGAAAAGAGTAAAACACTTGACAAGGGGGAGACATTCCCAGTCAGGGGGACGGAATGCCGAAAGAATAGCCCGTTTAGATTTAGGTTAATGATTTGTAACACGAAAAACTCATAGAATCTAACTATTTCAGTTTATTTAATTGTTGTTGAACCTTTTATTAAGGAGCAACTACAGTTCACACGTGTGAACTGTAGTTGATATGAGGAGTCTTAAGCGACTCTTAGTTGGCGATACTTCTGAAGAAGTTGATGCCAAGTCTGACAGCGATCATAATTCCTGCGATTGCAAGACCTGCCGGAAGTGCAGTCTCAATCATGGAAATTGTGTCAGTTTTGATTGTACCAACGGCTGTGGTAAAAGCTGTGCTAATACTTTCCATAGTGTTTTCCCTCCTGTTAGATTTTTTAATATATATGAATAAAGCCAAGGGCTTTAAACACACCGTATGTAGCTAGGATTAACAGAGTTGAAAACGCAAAGCCTAAAGCGAAAGCTTTGGCGTAGGTTACGAGAATCTCTGTGATAAAATCCATGTTCATGCATTGGCTTGCAAAATCAGCAGCCAAAGTTGTAACCTGTGTCACACCGTCTGAAATGACGGGGGATTCTGTCACCTGTAAAGGTGTAGAAGAATCAGTGAACACAGTGCAAAGAATGCCAGATAAAGCCATCTTAAAACCTCTTCTAATTGAATAAAGTTAATTTGTGTATTGCACATAGGGAAACCCCCATCATAAATATAAGAATAATCCCTGCTATTACTTTTACTGTTTTTCCATAGTCTTTTGAAAATAATACATAGATATCAAATGAAACTTGGGTAACTAAGTAAAGAATAGCAAGTAATAATACAAGTATCTGCATTGTTTTTCCTTTTCAGTTCACACGTGTGAACTGCTGTAGCTGTGTAAATAATAAAGCTTCCTTGTCTCGCCCTACGGCATAGGGTAGGCTATTGGAAGTGAAACATACAAGCCTAGCTTCCTTGTCTCTATGCGAATGAGTTCACACGTGTGAACTGTTATGGCTGTGGAACTTTATTAAAATTTGCGCCAGACGGAACGGGCAAGTACCAGACCAGACAAGAAGCCAATCAGAACGATTGTCAGAACCAGACACGAAAGCGTGTTCTTTGCCTGCTCTGTAAGAGTCTGGGCGGTTTCCAATACTTGTGTTTGGTATTCCTGCTGTTGTGTTTGCAATTGTTGTAACAGGGTGTAAGTGTCCTGTTCTTCTGGGGTGTTTGGTACTGCATCCCCTGTGGAATCCTGTGTGGAATCCGTAGGGGTTGCAGTATCACCTATTGTAACTGTGTCTGTGCCTGTCGCATCTGGTGGAGTGGGGGAAGAATCCCCCGTGTTTGCTGTGGCTGTAGAATCTGGGATCCCCTGCGGGGTGGAAGTTGTCGCATCCCCTAAGGAATCAGAAAAGCCTGTATTGTCAACGGCATTTGCCGTATCTGTAAACTCTGCCATTTTTCATTTCTCCATTTTGAGGGCGGGGGATAGGCGAACCCCACCCCCTATATATTCAAGTTCACACGTGTGAACTGAATACCAATTATAACTTGACGAAACCGTTAACTTTCCATTCTCCGCAACGGGCATTGTTAACATTGACCTGTCCCGTAAGAATGTAATCTTTACCTTTTTCAAATTTGTTGTAGGCGTTTTCATCAACAACTTTCACTTTTTCCACATCATCACCATCCATGATAACGAGTCTGTAAGTGATTCCTGCATTGCCATCTACGGCATATGGGGTTGCTGTTTTACTGATAACTGTTACTGCTTTGTCCATTGTTGTATAAATTATCATGTTGTTTGTCCTCTCTTTCTTGTGTTTCCGCGATTACCTTATTCAAAGATAAGTTCTAATGCATAGCGAATTTTTTTATTCTTGAAATGGTTATCATTTTTCATATCGTTGTAAACGTTTTCCATCTGCTCACGACAGCTTAAGAGTTCTTCGAAGCTGTTACATATAGTAAGCGGAACCCTGCCAATTTCAACCTCTGGGGAGTTCATAACTTCGGATTCTTCCATGTCCTCTACGTCTGTAGCTTCAGAATCAATGATTTCCTGTGAATCCTCTGTTTCTTCGCTCTCGATTGCAAGGGGCTGTTTGCCGAACTCTATAATCTTGCGCACTGACCAGTCGGGCTGAACCGCTTCAATCTGCTCTGGAGTAAAAGAGAGCATGTTGACAAGCTGTGAGCATTTAAAGTCCTTGTAAACATCCTGCAAACCTGTGGCTTTGCCGTCTGCAATGTTTCCGAACTTCTCAACTACACGGATGTAGTTGTGAGTTGCTGTTTTTTTGATCTCAAAAGCATCAAGGGCAAATTCAGCAATATTCTTGTAATTGTCAATGCGATAGTATTCGTTATGATGAATCTGCCAGAGCGCACACGCTATATCTACATATGCAGCACTTGCTTTTGTGAAACCTTTTTCAATATTATTTTTAAGTTTATTATATGAAGCTGTGTCACGTTTGCCGAAAACTGGAATTTCAGCTTTTTCGAGTTCTGTTGCTATAGCAGTAACCTCTTTCTTTTCTTTCTTTTCTGTGTTTCCTACGGAATCCGGTGAAAAATCCATGCTTAACTGTTTGTCATTCTTCTGAATTTCGCCCATCTTCTTTTCCCCCTGTGTCTTTCTTCTTTTCCTTTATCTGTACTTTTGGCAGGTGACGTTTGATAAATGTCAAGATTGCCAATATATAGCAAATGTTACCGAGTATCAAGAAAAGCCTAACCAATGTCAATAAATCCATCTCTTAACCTATGCTGACGCTGTAGATGTACAAAGGATAGAAATGTCGTCCCTGTGAATCTACAATCACGACATAATCACTGCAAAAGCCGATTGCATCAATGATTTCGGGGAACTGTTCCTGCATCTGGTTTTCAGTAAGTACAGAAATGTTCATACAATCATCAAATTGTCTTACCGTGTCGCCTGCTGAGTTTAAAATCCACGCCGTAAACATCTTTTCGCCTGTCCTCTCTTTGTTTATAGTCTTGCACCGTTTGAACATTGTTTCTTTTAGCTTTCGTAGGTGGAAACTTTAAAGCCTGCCTTTTTCATATCTTTAGCAAATTTATCACGTTCTTTTTTAGTCTCGAAGCATCTACCATAGGAACAACTAGACTTGCTAAATGAAACTCTATAGTATTTTTTCTCGTTCATTTTTCACCTATCTTTTATTTATTGCCTTGTAAAATCCTGCATCTGCTAAAGCATTGTGAATACTTTTGAAAGCTTCCAATTGAATAACTGCTAAAGGCGCTTTACCTTTAGACAAATTTAACATAGCTGAATCAAGCAAACACATTGCAATTTCAAATAAGGTATCTTCACTTGCTACAATTTTTCCTAAACCTTTTAAATTTAATTCCATATTTCGCCTATCCTCTCTTATGTTCAGTTCACACGTGTGAACTGTTTTCGCTCATTTATTTATGACAAAGTGCTGTGTCCTCTCGCTCGGTTGATTCTTCCGCTTAACAGCTTCTTGGTTGAGGGGTAAAGTACTAATTGGTTTAGCCTGTGGATTTTCTTCTAAGTATCTCACTCTTTGCTTTCTTGCCCTGCTATTCCTGCTTTCTTCAACTGCTTTGATAGACCATATTTATTCTGCATCCGCTCCGTCTGATTTTCTCAGCCTAACTACCATGTTACTTGCGAACCGCCCCATCATTTCGTCTATTCTTTCCTGCTTGCTTTGCCATATTTCTTGTTACGCTTTAATCTTACAATAAACAATTTTAGGTGATTTTACAGAAAATAGTTGAAATCAGAGGATGGATTTGTTATACTTATATTTGTTGCGGGGTATGGCGTAGCTTGGTAGCGCGCACGGCTGGGGGCCGTGAGGTCGCAGGTTCAAATCCTGTTGCCCCGATTTAAAAAGTCTTGATTTTCAAGGCTTTTTGTTTTTCGTGTTGCATTTCGTGTTGCATAAATCATTGAAGTGATTGTTAGCAATGTCTGAATATTCTTTTGCTTTATCTGAAAGGGCATGCCTGTATACAGCCTTTAGAACCCCATCATTACTCCAGCCACCACGTTGCATAATATAAGCGTCAGGAACGCCAAGGGCGTGTTGGATAGAAGCGGAGTAATGCCGCAGATCATGAAAGCGGAAATGCGGCAAACCTGCACCTTTCAGGCAATGTTCAAACCGTTTGGTTATAACATCTGGATTAAGGTCCACGATTCTGCCATGAATTCCCTTCCATTTTTTAACAACGAAATCAGGAAAGTCAATAAATCTATCGCCAGCATAGGACTTGGGAGTTTTGATGATCCATTCCAGATACTGGTTTAGAACCATGTTCTTGTTTACATGAACGATACTTCCAGAGATATCATCCGATTCCAATGCACAGATTTCTCCACGACGCATGGGACCGAATGCAGCGAGAAGGATAGGAAGCTCCATCTCAGTTCCTTTAACAAAGTCAAGGAGCTGCTTTATTTCATTATCAGTAGGAATATATAGATCAACCCGCTTCTTCTTCGGAAGGGCTGTATTTAGTGCAAATTCTGGACGGTATGCTTTGAAAGTTGCCGATATAAGCCCATGAATATTCCTCACTGTCTTCGGTGAATGGGTAAGAGATTCATAATTTATTACCTTCTGCACATCATCCTGCGTGATAAGGTCTATTTTCTTCTCCATTAAATCTTTACAATATCTTTTACGCATTTTTCTGTATTCAGATATGGTCCTTGGCGACAATACATTTTCTCTGGAATTAATATAGTTGTCCATTGCATCTCCGAAGTCTATTGATTGTATACCCGAAAACTGTTCTTTGTCCGCCGCCCATGCAGCGGCTTCTGCCTCGCACTTTCGTTTCCCTCTTGTGGAAGGATCATCACAAGTGAAGGACTTATAGATCCGTTTCTTTTTCACGGTTCCGTCAGGCTGGATCTGTTCCTCAAAATGAGAGAACACCTGACATCTCCATGACCCAGATGGAAGTTTTTTTGCAGTTGCCATAGTATCTCCTCCTTAAAAATGGGTATAAAAATAACAGCCACACAAACGTTCGGCTTGTGTAACTGCTCCGAAGATGATACAATATCTTTGCTAAAGTACTGGATCTCTTCGGAGATTCTCGAACCGTCCCTGTTACCAGCAGGGGCGGTTTATTTTTATATTTTTTTCAAATCTTTGCGCGGACCTTTTTCAAGAAAAATTTCATACGATTCCGGCATTTCATAATTCCCCCAGAGTGTATATAAAACTTCTTTAGGAGAGACAGGATCAGAATATCTTTGAACAACTTCTACTATTTGCTCTGAGAAGTTACGCAAATCAATTATGTCTGAAATCGGTATACGGATTTCATTTTTGTTTCTATCTGGCAAAATCAGTACCTTTTGTGCACCGGATAATGACAGACGGCAGATCCATTTTCTTACATTTCGTTCATACAGAACAGCAGTATAAGATCCTGTGTGTTTAAGACTGATCTTGCTCACATCAACTGTATTCTTTAAAATATTTTTTATTTCTGACAAAATATCCCAGTGTTCCTCTGTCTGTATATCAGAGACGACAGCTGTTGGACTTATGACAGTAGTATTAAGAGCTACCTGAATTTTATCAGTCAAAAGTTCATTTATATAATCGTTTAATGCCTTTTCAACGATAGGGCGAAACTTTTCTATTACAGACTGTGTCTTTGCTCCTTTATAAACTGGCTGAAGAAGTAACTTAACAAAATCATCAGTTGGACTTTCAAATTGATTTTTAATATAGTTCTTGAATAAACTATTGTATTTTAATAAAGACGCAGAATCCATAATTTCGGATATATTGAGATTTCGCTTTTTAAATTTACTCAATTGAGTAATTTCATTATCTTTGAGATTAAGAAGATTTATACTCAAAAAAGGATCTTTATCCATCTTGTTTGTTTCATCTAAGTCCGTATAGAATTTATACTCTACGCCATTTGTAAGAACTGCAAATTTAGCAGAAGTTGAAACAAAATAACGGAATAACTGGGAACTGTGCCTGTCTAATTTTTTATTCACAGATTTGGCTTCTACGAGAATGACGGGTTCATTATCCATTAGAATTGCATAATCGACCTTTTCACCCTTTTTGATTCCAATGTCAGCAGTATATTCTGGGCAAAATTCCAAGGGATTGAATACATCATATCCAAGAAGCTGAAAAAACGGAACAATTAAAGACATTTTAGTCGCTTCTTCTGTCTGGAGAGTATCTTTGATAGTTTCCAGACGTTCTGTATATTTTTTTAATTCATCTTTGAACTCCATAGGAAAGTCCTCCTTCCATCCGAATCTACATTTAATCAGAAATAGATTACTGATTGTGTGTGATTACGTCTAATATGGAGAGCATTCTGTGAGCTTCTTCAAAAGCAGTTTTATACTCTTTACTATTTGTCTTTGTTGGCTTGGTAATCAGCGGAATCAAGATGCAGGGCGTATCAAAATTATTCAGAGTAACCTTAATATAGAGCGAATCTACACGCTTTTTCTGAACACGTTTTCCCGTAATGGCACCTGCAACAGCTCCAACGCCTCCGAATACAGCCCCTCCAACCAATGCCTGACCAACACCACCACTTGTGACAATCGCATCATCTTCAAGCAGATCGTAGCTTACAAGATCAGAAAATGGATGCCATTTATTCATATCAGCTTTGTTTTTCCCACTGGTAATCATTTTTTCTGCCGCGAGAGACATTCCCATTGTACTTAGTGCCATAAGCCCTTTGAAAGACTTTCCGATAATTCCGGACTTTTTACTTGCAGGTATAATTCCGTGAACTTGAAAAGTGTGGTCTGTCTGGTTAATTTTTACTGCTTCCATAAAACTCCTTCTTTCTTGGATTATTTTTTTAACCTTAATTCAATCAGTTTCTGATGATACCCCGTCATTCGAGATATCTGTTCAATAGTAAAATCTCTATATTCTTCCAAAAGTGAATCTGGTAATAATAGCTCCATGGCGAACCTATTAGCTTCAATTTCTTTTTTTAGAGTTCAATAGGAGTGTTCTATTTCTGATAAAATAACAATTTTCCTTCCGGTGCAGGATAGCATGTCCGAGTTCATGAGCCATGACCAGACGCTGTTCGTACTCTGGAAGATTTTCATTAATGAATATGTAGCGGTGATTCTTCAGGAACATATAGCATCCCTCAAACTGCAGATTACAGATTTGGTACAAGATACCAAGTTGATCAGCAATATCAAAAGGGTCTGCGGTTCCTGTTTTTCTTTTGTAGTAAGAAACAATCTTCTTAATATCACGATACAAGTGACTCACCTACTTTTTGTATTTCTTTGGTGTGTATTTTTCTTTATTGATAAGTTTTAATCTTTTTAGAGCGATTTCCAGTTCATCTCGAAAAAGTTCTGCTGCTTCTGGGCTGATTTCCTCACCATTATAACTGGCAGGACCATCTTCGCCAGAGGTAAGTTTTTCCATGATGTTGTCTAAATCTTTTGCAATGTCTTTTTCGTCTTTTTGAGTTAGATACTGTTCTCTTCCTAAAAGATAATCCATTGAAACCTGAAAGTAATCAGCTATTTTTTGCAATTTTTCTGTATTGGGCGATGAACTACGCCAACGGCTTATGGTACCGTTTCCTAATCCAAGTTCCTGCTCTAATTGAGGAAGACTTAAATCTCTTTGCCGAGCTAAAGCTCTAATTTTTTCTACTAGCGTCAATATGATTAAACTCCTTTCCTGGACATGAAAAAAATCATGTAATATATGCTTGTAACAAAGAAACACATGAAAAATATCTACTAATAAAAATTCTGCAAAATTTTTATTAACGGGCTACATGAATATTTTCTGCTATCACTATGCCTATATAATAGAATATTTTCATGTAAAAGTCAATACAATTATGAAAAAAATCATGTATAGGAGGTAAGAAAAGAGTGATTTATGAAAGAATAAAATCTCTTTGTGAACAAAACAAAATTTCCATCTACCGAGTTGAAAAAGATTTAGGATTTTCTGCCAGTTCAATTGTGAAATGGAAAACAGCAGTTCCGGCAGCAGACAAGCTAAAGGCAGTTGCTGATTATTTCAATCTTCCAATGGAGTATTTCCTATCAGATCAGAAAGAATCAGCATAGGAGGTGAGAGAGGTGAAAATGACTATAGTAATTGGAATGCTGTCGTTGATGGGGATTGGCCTTATATGGGCAATAAAAAACATAGTGTGGCCAGCCATTAAGGCTGACCTTGTAGCCAATTTAATAATGCCGGTAGCCACAGCTCTTTTAACAAGTTTGTTGCTATGCTTGTTAGAAATGCAACGATGATAGGGGTTAGGTAACGGTAAAAACGTTGCTTTCGTAAATAAACAAAATAGCGTCGTCCCCTATCGGAGAGAGAGTAAGTTCCGGCTGAGAGATAATTTCCCTCGGAATCGCGTTGGGGAAGATAGTTTTCAGAAATAAGACCATATTCTCTCAATTTATTAAGCTTTGAAGAAAAAACGTCACCTTTTCGGCATTTCTTGAATCTTAGAGAAAACAAAATACATTTTTCTTTGAACAAAATATTTAAGGATGCGAAATCAGGGTATGTAGGCTGAAACATAAAATCGACTCCTTTCTTTTAATAAGTGATATGTAAGCACCTGTATTACAAGAATAGGAGAACAACAAAGAAAAGTCAATGGGGATCCCCAGAAAAGGAGGTGAGACAAACAATACCAAAAGTAAAATTAAACCGCGATGCTCCGCTTAACGAAGCCGCAAAAAGATTTTATCACTTTTTCAGAGCCGGGAAGAGCAAAGCCCAGATCTGTAAATTAATGGGATACAGTGATGCGACAGATTGTAACAGACTCAAAGCCCCGGAGTTCTTTACCCTCCGGGAGCTGAGAATCCTTTACAAAGAAGCACAGTTACCCGATGAAGAATTTATGAAGATGATCCGAGAGGAGAAATAAATGAAACAGTACATAATCATAGCCCTCTGCATCCTTGCAGGGAAATATGTGGACATCCCGACATGGCTCAACATCCTTTTTTGGATATCCGCATACTGGGCAGTAAGCCAGTTTAAGAGAATCAAGGAGGAAGAAGCATGATAGAAATAAAAATGGGCTCACCGAACGCCAACCCAGTGAACCCAAACAAAAATAATCTTCAACTTGATTATACAGTTGAAGTAGAGAAAAAGTCAACCTTTGAAGCAAAAGCCAGAGAACTTTTTGAACTCTCACTCAGAGCTATAAGAGAAACACAGGCATTAATCGGCTATGAACTGTCAAGTACAGGAGACAGCCTGATGGTATGGATTGTTGATGAGGACCATAAGGGTTTCAAACGTTTTGACGGTGTTTATGCGATCAATGATTACGATCCCGAAGAATGGCTGGAATTGGCAAAGAATTCTGAGAACAATTACAGAGCGGCGAAATGCCATCTGATTCGTCTGCTCCAGAAAGCAGGAGGGAAATGTGATGAATAATCAGACAGCCATAATAAAACTTCTTCCCAGTCTGGAGATAGCAGGATGTATCAATGAACTTCTCAGAGAGCTTCAGTCCAGAGGTGACCACATTCTGGATTATGAGAACTGTGATATGTCCCTTGACCATGTGGAATACCACAAAGCCGAAGATATTGACGGAGAGAAGTTCGGAGATGCATCAGATAACCTGTATTGCTTTTTCAAGGTGGTGTGAATATGTTGAAGAATTTTAATGAGATGAGAAAAGTCGATGTGCTTCCGTATTGTGAGAAGCGAGAAGGTATGTTGTATCTGAACTGGGCAAAATGTATTGACCTTCTGCATGAGAATGGGGCTGAGACTGTATATTTCGTTCCAATCCCGAATGAACGTACTGGGGGAAGCCTTTACTATTCAGACGTTACATTTACGGACAAGAATGGCGTAATGAACCGGGCTTATGAGACCAGAATCAAGGTTGTGATCGATGACAAAGAATATGTCATGCAGTCTCCGGTAATGAATGGAACAAACCCTGTAAAGGATAATTCCATGAGTCAGCAGAGAGTGTGGAATAGTATGTGTCGTTCCTTTGTGAAGTGCGTGGCCATACATACAGGACTGGGATTCAATCTCTGGCTGAAAGAGGAACATAAGCCGTTCAGTAATGAGATACCGGGTGATGAACCACTTGCTACAGCTGCACAGGTTAAGACAATCAAGAGCATAGGACAGAAACACAACATTAACCTGGAATACTGGATCAGCTCCAATGGAAAGAGCTGGAAAACTCTTACAGAAACTGATGCAGGAAATATGTTGAATGCCTTAAAGGAAAAGTATGGTGATGACTGATGGAGTTTAAAGGCAAAATCTCAGCCATGTTCAGGGATATGGTGACAAGGAACTGGAACATTACCATATCCACCGAGCAGGACATCTCAGAAGCCCTACAGACGTTCTCAGGGAAAGAACTGGATGTGAAGCTGAAACAGCACAGGGAGAAGCGTTCTCTTGATGCAAATGCCTATTACTGGTGTCTTCTGACAAAGCTGGCAAAGGTACATGGATGGACGAATACAGAAGCTCATAACAGGATGCTCAGAGAGTATGGACAGTTCGAACGGGTGGAGGGACAGCTGATCGCTGTTCCCTTACCCGATACTGATCAGACAGAAAAAGAGGTTCTGAATAAGATGGAATATCATCTGGCACTCTCTCCGAAGATTACAGTCATGAAGGGACAGACAAAGAGAGTATATCTTCTGCTGAGAGGTTCCAGTACCTACAACACAGAAGAAATGGCCAGACTGATCAGCGGACTTATTGAGGATTGCAGAGATTCCGGCATTCCGGACAGCGAGATTATGACACCATTTGAGAAGCAGAAACTATTTGAACAGTACGGAATAGGAGGAGAACATGAACAGAAGGACAAGGGCTTTGCAGTTCAGACCGGATGTTAAGCGAAAGATCATAGAGAGAGATCATGGCTGCATCTTTTGCCAGATCGGATTCTACATGAATGCCAGTGCAGACTTTCAATATAAACAGCTTGATATCATGCATATCGTGAACCGTTCGCAGGGCGGTCTTGGAATCGAGCAGAATGGAGTGACAGGATGCAGATACCATCATCAGCTTCTTGACAATGGCTCCAAGGGACTCAGACCAGACATGATCAGGTACATAGAAGAATACATGAAGCGTCTCTATCCGGAATGGAACAGAGAGATGCTTGTATATCACAAATAAGGGTGCCACTAAAATTCACATAGATTTCTTCCTTCCCATGTGAGCCTGTCAGATCATGGGAAGGGGAAAGGAGAAACATGAACAGCAGAAATAAAGGAGCTGCCGGTGAAAGAGAAGTAGCCGGTATCCTTCGGGGCTACGGATATAAAGCCAGGAGAGGACAGCAGTACAGCGGAGCCAATGGTGATGCGGATGTGGTCGGGCTTCCCGGAATACATATCGAAGTCAAGAGAAGAGAGAAACTTAACATATATGATGCCATAGACCAGTCTAAAAGAGGCAGAAAGCCGGAAGAGTTGCCGGCAGTGTTCCATAGAAAGAACCACTGTGAATGGCTTGTGACAATGCCTCTGGAAGAATGGATGAAGATATACAGGGAATGGGAGGCTGGTTATGGATTACGTGAAGATCAGCAGGAAGATTCTTGAATGGGAATGGTATACGGATGTAAATACCAAGGTGCTGTTCTTACACATCCTGTTAAAGGCAAACTGGAAGCCAGGAAGGTTTCAGGGAATAGAAATACCAAGAGGATCGTTTGTAACTTCTTTACAAAATCTTGCAGTAGAAACAGGTCTTACAATCAGGAATGTAAGAACAGCACTAAAACATTTGGAAAATACAGGAGAAGTGACAAGCAACCGACACGCTAAATTCAGCGTAATTACAATAAAAAACTATGATAAGTATCAGTCAAGTGACAGTCAAGTGACAGTCAATCGACAATCAAGTGACAATCAAGTGACAACAATAGAAGAAGGGAAGAAGGAAAGAAAGGAAGAATATAATAAATCTCCTAAAGGAGATTATGAGAGTAGAACTCCGGAAAGCAGCATCTATGCCACGATTCGTGAATTATACAATTCCGTTTGTGGGTCGTATCCCCGCCTGGTAAAGATGTCTGATGCAAGAAAGAAGGCTATCAGCGCAAGGCTGAAGACAGGATATACTCTTGATGACTTCCAGACACTGTTTGAAAAGGCAGAGGCTTCTGACTTCCTGAAAGGCGCAAATAAGCGCAACTGGTCAGCTACTTTTGACTGGCTGGTCTGCGATTCCAACATGGCGAAAGTCCTTGATGGAAATTACGATGCGAAAGAAGGTGCGGCAAATGACCCAGAACCAACAAATTCCGTCCGGTTATGGTGACTGCCCGGTATGCCATGGCACCGGCTGGGAACTGTACACAGCAACAGTCCTAACTTACGGGGAACCGGAAGAGGCAATGTTTGCAAGACGCTGTACAAGATGCACAGGTGCAAGACGGAGTGAGGACAACACAGGGGTTCCAGCGGAGTATCATGATGCAGACTTCACAAAATTTGATTTCACTGCATACAGGATTGACATGAGCAAACTAAAAACCCTGTGTACGGATATCCTGAAAAATTTTGACAGGTGGAATAAAGCAGGGAAAGGCTTATACCTCTGGAGTAAAACACCGGGAAGTGGGAAAACGTTCCTTGCCTGCTGCCTGGCAAAGTCCCTGATGATGAAATATGACCTGCAGATGAGGTTTATCACAGCTGTGGACTACATAAACACAGTCGGAGACAGCTACAAGAGGGACAGGGGCGAAGCGGATCCCAGTGAAGTCTACCGGGAATGCAGATTACTGGTATTGGACGATATCGGTGCACAGGCTGACAAGGACTGGCAGAGGCAGGAACTATTCCGCCTGATCAATAAGCGCATGGAAGACGGGAATATTACGATCTACACGTCGAACATGAGCACAGACGGACTGAACGTGGATGCAAGGACCAGAGACCGGATCGTAAAGACCAGTGTAGAGTTACAAATGCCGGAAGAGAGCATCCGGAAGAAAAAGGCCATGGGGGAACAGAGAGAGTTCCTTGCAGGGATAATCGGATAAGAGGAAAAAGATATGAGTAACAAATTAAAAATAAAACCGAAGAAGCAGAAACTTCCACTGGCACAGAACAATCAAGCTGCACAGGCGTTTGGAAGAGCCATGCAGAATGCAAGTAGTCAGCTTAAAGAAATGGAAAAGAAAGCTTATGAGGACGGATTCAATACCGGAGAAGATTGGAGCAATACGATCAACACTGTCACAACCATGATGGCTCTGAGAAAGTTGTATGGCTTCTCTACGAAGCGATTGCTTGATGTGGTAAGAACTGCCAATGAGTTTGTCGGGTTGGCAAATGAGGGCAAAATGAGCGTTCTGAACATGATGTGTGATATCGAACAGAACACAGATGTCAGATTCGATGAAAAGAATAAAAAACTGGTTAAGGAGATGGGAGTTTAATGGGGATTTGCAGATTGAGTTGTTCAAAACATCCAGACAAGGGAATGGAATGTTGCATCTGTTGCGAAGAGACGGAATTTTGTAAAGATAAATGCGATGATATGGATAATTATGAATATGCAGAAGATTGTCCTGATTATCTGACAGAAAATAAATCAAAGTAAAAGAAAGGAGCCAGCCTCCGGCCGGGGCAAGGGTATACCGGGCTTCTTAGAAAAAATGAAACAGGGAGTAAGTAAAGTATTTTTAGATAGACCAGCCTATGCTGATTTTGATTCACCACATAAATTTAACGCAATTCAGAGTATTGTAGGTAAACATCTTAAAGAACATCCGAATGCGGTGTGTTCGTATTCTGGCGGAGCTGACAGCGATATTATGATTGATATTATCGAAAAAGCAAGACACACATTCAATCTTCCGCCAGTGAAATATGTGTTTTTCAATACAGGACTTGAAATGAAAGCAACAAAGGATCATGTAAAGAGAACTGCTGAAAAATATGAAGTAGAGATACAGGAATGCAGACCTAAGATAAATATCGTACAGGCATCAAGAAAATATGGGATTCCGTTCGTATCGAAAATCATGTCAGGAGGGTTATCTGACTGGCAAAGGAAAGAAATTCCACTATCTATTGCAGAGGAATACGATCAGGCAGAAGACAAAGCAGCAAAGCGTCAGGAACTGAGAGAAAGATATCCAAAATGCGAGAGTGTGATTAATTTCTTGTGCTGCTGTAATGCGGCAGGAGAACCGAGACCAAACATCCAGTTAGTTATCAATTCTTCCAAGTACATGCGTGATTTCATAGGAGAGTATCCCCCGGATTTTAAAATAAGTGCAAAGTGCTGTGATTATTGCAAAAAGCAGGTCGCTCATAACATCCAGAAAGATTACGAAATGGTAATTACTGGGGAGCGTAGAGACGAGGGAGGAATGAGGTCGGTTCCAAGAAAAGACAACACTACCTTATGCTTTACTGAGACAGCTTCAGGACAGTTTCGACTCAGACCACTGTATTATGTCTCTGATAAGGACAAGGCATGGTACAAGGAACGTTACAGTATCAGATATTCAGACGCTTATGAAGTGTATGGTTTGACCAGAACGGGATGCTGCGGTTGCCCGATATCATACAAAGCAGTAGAAGATCTGGATAAAATAAAGGCATTTGAACCAAATGTTGTAAAAGCAGCATGGAACATTTTCGGAAGAAGCTATATATACCGGATGAAATATAACGAATATAAGAAATCAAGAAGAGAGCAGGAAATGGCGGAAGCATTTAAAGCTGATGTAATTGAAGGCCAGATGGACATTTATGATTTTATTTAATCTGCGTAGCAATTGGCACAATGACGTGCCAGTTGCTTACATGGGGAAAGTGAGGATGAAGCATGAAATTATCAGATTTAACGAACAATCAGAAGCGCAGAGACTTCCTGGAAGATTATACCGTATGGAATTTGTGGCTTGCTGTACCGGAAGTAAGTGAAAAGTATTATTCATATCCGCTTCCGGATAGCACAATGATCATCGTCAAAGAAACTGAGCACACCAAAGGTGATGACTGGTGGAAGAAAGATGAGCGTGGTGGTTATTACGTCACTACAGAATATTATCTCCTGGAAGACGATTGGGAGAGATTTGCGGATTGTAAAAAGAGCAAGACGCAGATTATTGAGCATTTGAGAAAGGCGGCAAGAAATGAATAAGAGACAGAAAAAGAAGCTGTTCAGAAAGGTAATAGGCTCAAATCCACCAGAGGAGCTGATTTATACCAGCCTGGATTACCATATTCTTGTAGACAAGCCCTGGGGCGGACTGGCAGCCTTGAAGAAACGGGAAGCTACCAGAACAGTGGAATGTTTTAACTGCAACATCCGAAGCAGAAATGCTCAGATCAGAACGTCACGGAGGTATATCAGATGACAGGACGGAATAATGAAGGCTATCCGGATCCGACAGCCAGCAAAGCAATTCAGGCAGCAGATCATATGCCAGAGCATACATATAGAGATTATTGCATACTTAGAGCTATGGCATGTCGAATGGGATTAAAGATAACTGGGATAAAGGATATAAAATCCGGTAAAGAGTGGAGCCGATGAAAATAGGCCGGGAGCTGATAATAGTTCCCGGCTAAAAGCATGAAAAGAAGGAAAGGGGAACGATACCGATGGAAACGACAGAGATTACAATTCAGGAAGAAAACGAACAGAAGAAAGAATACTTAAAATCCTACCGGCGGGCAATAAAGAGAGAGCAGGACATCCTGGACGAGATCCAGCGGTTGAGACTGGATAAGATGTTTCCATCGGTAGTCAATGATGGAATGCCGCACGGCAGCAGTCATTCAGATCTGTCGGATTATGCAGCTATTCTGGATGAACAGATAGAACTTCTGAAAAGGGAGCGCCTAGAAAAAATCAGATGTTACCAGAAGATTGAGAGACAGATCCGTCAGATGCAGAATGAAGATGAACAGGAAGTGCTGAGACTACGGTACATACTTGGGATGAAATGGGAAGAAGTAGCCGTAAAAATGAATTACAGCTGGAAATGGGTACATAAAATTCATGGAAGAGCGCTAATGAATTTTAAAATATAAAAGAGTACATAGAAGTACACATTCTATTTGTGATATTATTACAATGAACTTGGATGGAAAGAATCCAAAGAATCCAAAGAATCTCCCAAAATACATTTTCTTAATGCCCTGTAGAAATATAGGGTGTTTTTATAATACAAAAGAGTTGTAAAGGACATAAAATTGTTGTATTATTTTGTACAAGAGTACAAAGGAGAAAAAGATATGGCATTTTTTAATCGCAATAAAAATGGTAGTAATTGTCCTTGTAAAAATTCTATAGAATGCGAGTTGAAACTGAAATGTATGAGACTAACATTACATAGTCGATACATATGTGGTATAGCAATCGGCATAGTAATATGGACTTTAGCAACTGGAAAAGCTAATTCGCCGGAGTTTTCGAGTTGGATATCTTTTGCAAGTACTGTTGCATCAATTATTTTATCAGTTCTTGCAATTATAATGAGTATAACAGGTGAAGCAAAAACTGAAGCAATGCGCAATCAAATGGAAGATGCGACTCGTAGGCTGGATGAGGCCGTTGAAAATATTACCTCTGCAAATGAAAATATAAAATGTAGCATAGTTGATTTACAGGGGAAAATTGATAGTATGAGCGAAAAAGTGGATAACTTTTCAAAGGAAAATAAAGAGCCAGATCTTACTGTGGAGAAAGATTTACCGGGGAATTATGAATTTAATTGATATGATATAGGGAGACATTTATTATGAATGAAAAGTGGAATATAAATGTTGTTTTATGCCAATACTGTGATGAGAAAACGGGAACCATTCAGCAAATATTTAATAATATAAAATTGGGAAAAGATGTAACCCCGCCTTTTTATATAGTAACTTTTATCAATGGAATTAATGTAGGAGAACAATTGGAATTATTCTATTGTATAGATAAAGTGGAAGATGGATCTAAAATAAAAAGAGCACATGGTGGTAGGGTTCGATTAGAAAGAAATGGAAAAAAAGCACGTTATCCTGATGGTACTTATAAGAAAAGCTCTGTTGAAAGATGCTATATAGATATGGTAAGCAATAGAATTAATGGAATTAGATTTCCTGAAATTGGAGCATATGAATTAAAAGTATATGGTTTTACAAATGCGGAAGAAATTAATAAATTAGAATCGATGGATGATAAAGAAAAAGATAATATGTTTACCAATGAGCGTTTATTTGCAACATATCCATTTGAAGTAACAGTATAAAAAGATGATATTGATAAAAAGGCAGCTATCAAGCTGCTTTTTCTATACTCAAAAACGAAACGAATGAGAGGTGGTGAGGCTGAGTGACAAAAAAACAGAAAATATTTGCAGATGAATACCTGATAGACTTAAATGCCACAAGGGCTTACCGAAAAGCATATCCGTCTGTAAAACGGGATGAAACAGCAGCCCAAGCCGGCAGCAGGATGTTGAGAAATGTCAAGGTTGCGGAATATATTCAGGAACGGATGCAGGAACGCCAGAAGCGGACAGAAATCACTCAGGACAGGGTACTGAAAGAACTGGCTGCCATAGCCTTTGCTAAAGCTACAGACTATGCAGAAGTTAAAGACGGACAGGTAAACATAAAAGACACAGCAAACCTGGATGAGCAGCAGATCAGAGCTATTGCCGGGATAAAAGAGGGCAAATTCGGTATTGAAGTGAAATTAAATAATAAAGAGCAGGCCTTGGAACTTCTTGGAAGACACCTGGGAATGTTTAAGGATAAACTGGAAGTATCCGGATTGGATGAAGAGAAAAAGAAACTGGGAGACATCCTGGAGCAGCTCCGAGGGGGTGGTTAACCTTCATGAGTTCTCAGAGATTAGTATTATCAGATAAATACAAAGCATTTCTACATTGCAGTGCTCCGGTAGAATTTCTTGAAGGAACCTGACTACGGCAGCAGGAAAAACAACAGTAGGACTTTTTAAATTCATGTGTAAGGTTGCCGAATCTCCAAAGAAACTGCATATTCTTGCAGCGGATGATACAGGAACAGCAGAAAAGAATATCATCAATAAAGATTTAGGGATTTTGGATGATTTTGGAATTTTGGTAGAGTACAACGGATCTGGAACAAAAGATGATAAAATTCCCCATTTATTGTTTCATGCCCCGCAAGGCGATAAGACAATATACGTTCTTGGCTATGGCAACAAAAAGAAATGGAAGAAAGCTTTAGGCGGACAGTATGGCTGCCTGTATATCGATGAAGTTAATACAGCAGACATCGACTTTGTGCGTGAGGCATCCATGCGTTGCGATTATCTTATGGCAACTCTCAACCCGGATGATCCAACTCTGGACGTATACAAAGAATATATAAATTGCAGCAGACCTTTGCCGGAATGGGCAGACAGCACACCACAGGAAATAAAAGATGAATTAAGAGAAGAACCAAAACCCGGATGGGTCCACTGGTTCTTTTCTTTTGACGATAATGCCGGACTTCCGGAAGAAAAGAAGCAGCAGATTATCCAGAATACGCCGAAAGGAACAAAGATCTGGAAAAACAAGATTCAGGGTTTGCGAGGAAAAGCAACAGGATTGATATTCCCGAACTTCAGCAGGAAACAGCATGTTATTTCAGAGAAATGGGTAAAAGCCCAGATGGTAGCAGGAAAGCTGAAATTCAAAAAGTTCACCTGTGGCCTGGATACTTCGTACTCTTCAAAGTCTCCGGATACAATCGCAATGATATTCCAGGGAATTACAGAGGACAGGAGATTGATCACACTGGCTGAAAAAGTATACAGCAATAAAGATCTGGATCAGCCGCTTGCCCCTTCCGATACAGCCGTAAAATTCATAGAGTTTTTGGAGAAATGCCGAAAGGACTGGGGATTTGCAAAAGATACCTTTGTTGATTGTGCAGATGCTGCTACGATCACAGAATTAAGAAAGTACAAACGTCTTCATGGCTGTATGTACAACTTTGCAGAATCTTACAAAAAAGTAGAGATTCTGGATAGAATCAAGCTTCAGCTTGGATGGATACAACAGGACTGCTATCTGGTTGTAGATACATGTATCAATCACATAGCTGAATTGGAGAAATATTCCTGGGATGAGGAAAAAGATATCCCGGAAGACCGAAACGACCATACGATCAACTCCCAGCAGTATGGCTGGATCCCATATCGGAATATGATCGGTTTCGAAACGGAGGAAACGAAAAGGTGAAATGGATGGATAAATTAAACGAGAATATAAAGAAGACAGTCCGGAGCTGGCTGAATGTGCTCCCGGCTAATCCATATAATTTCCAGATTAATGAGATACTGGATTTCGAGGGACATGCGATCCGAAACCGGATCTGGTACAGAGGAGACGGAAATGAGCTGGAACAGTTCTATCAGCAGAATCAGGAATATGCGGACAGGCATAAGTTCTGGGCAAGCAGATGTACTCCTGGAATGGATATGAGAAAGATACATACAGGTCTGCCGGGATTAATCGTACGCACGCTTTCTTCAGCGGTCCTTCCTGACATGGAAGACTTTGAGTTTGAGTCACCGGCTCAGGAACAGCTATGGAAAGAGATGGAAAAAGAAAACCGGTTTCGGAAAAAGATAGAAAGCGCTTTGAAGGAAACATTATATATTGGCGATGGAGCCTTTAAAGCAGTCATTGACACAGAACTCAGTGATTATCCGATTGTAGAATGGTACCCGGGAGACAAGGTGGAATTTGTTTATCAGAGAGACAGGATCCGCGAAATAGTATTTAAAACTCCGTATCACGAGAAAGGCAGGACATATGTCCTGAATGAAAGATACGGATATGGATACATCATAAATGAACTATATCAGGGAAACAAACTTGTGGACATTAAAACGATTAAGGCCACAGAGAATCTTAAAGACGTTACATTTGATGATTCGGTAATCCTTGCAGAGCCATTTATGATCTACGAATCTGCGAAGTATGAGGGCAGAGGCGGAAGTATTTTTGATGGAAAACTTGATAATTTTGATTCTCTGGATGAAACATGGAGTCAGTGGATGGATGCACTAAGGTCAGGAAGAGCAAAAACTTATGTGCCAGAATGCCTGATACCTCATAATCCGGAAACAGGCGAGCTTGTCAGACCTAATCCTTTCGATAACCGTTATTTTTCTGCAGACGGAGATATGAGAGAAGGACAGAGCAATCAGATTATCACAGAACAGCCTGTTATCCCGCATGAAAGCTATCTGGCATCTTATGTAACTGCGCTGGACCTGTGTCTGCATGGAGTGATTAGTCCGTCAACACTGGGAATCGATACTAAAAAACTGGATAATGCTGAAGCTCAGAGAGAAAAAGAAAAGACAACACTTTACACCAGAAATTCCATCGTAGAAGCAATGCAGGAAACGCTTCCGGCTGTGGTGGGGATGTGTATCAATGCAAATAACATTCTTCACGGACAGCAGGTAGAAGAGGTAAATGTAAATATTCCATTTGGAGAATATGCAAACCCTTCTTTTGAGAGCCAGGTGGAAACTGTGACGAAAGCAAAACAGGGTGGAATCATGAGCATCGAACGTTGCGTAGAGGAACTTTATGGCGATAGTCTGGATGAACATTGCAAAGAAGAAGAGATAGCCCGTCTGAAAGCAGAACAGGGCATACAGGATCTGGAAGAACCGTCCATCAACATGAAACTTGGTGATTTTGAAGTAGATACAGGAGGTGAATCAGGTGAAGGTTAAAGTAAATAACCGGATATACCGGATGAACAGAGAAGAATACCAGGGACTTCTTAAAATCGCCAAAGAACAGGTCGCACAGGGAATATATGCTATCGAAAGAGAAGATTATGCGGAACTTCGATGTGATCATTGCGACAGCATTACAAAGTTGAAGAAGTTGACACGACAATTTAAGTCTCAAGGATTCAAGGTATTGTCTAATGGCAAGGATAAATGATGAATACGATATTGGAGCTGCCTTTGAAGCTATAGAGAATGAACTCATAGCATCCATGATCCGCAATATGGAATCTCATAAGCAGGAAGAAATTGGCGAAGACAAACAATGGTCCATGTGGCAGACAGAAATGTTGAAATCCCTGGAAGAATATAAACATAATAATCAAAAGAAATATGGCAAACAGTTTAAGGATATCAATGCAAAGATAGCGGAGCTGATTCGGACTGCAAGAACAGAAGGAAATATGCAGCAGGAGATCACTATTTTGAATGCCATAAAAAAAGGCTTTCCGGCAAATAAAATAAGCAAGGGAGGTACTGCAGAATTTTTTAAACTGAATAATCGAAAGCTGGAGGCTCTGATCAAAGCCACAACAGATGATATGAAGAAAGCAGAAACTGCAGTGCTTCGCATGGCTAATGATCAATATCGGAGAATTATTTATAATGCTCAGGTATATGCCAATACCGGTGCAGGAACCTATGAAAAAGCTGTGGATATGGCAACTAAGGATTTTCTCAAAGCAGGTCTAAACTGCGTGGAATATGCCAATGGTGCCAGACATACCCTTGCAGACTATGCAGATATGGCAATCCGAACAGCAACGAAAAGAGCGTACCTGCAGGGGGAAGGAGAGAAACGTCGGGAATGGGGCGTGTACACAGTGATTATCAATAAACGCGGCAGCGGATGCCCATGTCCTCTATGCGTTCCGTTCGTGGGAAAAGTCATGATTGATGATGTATGGAGCGGAGGTCCGAAAGACGGAGTATCTCCCGTTACAGGAATTAAGTATCCGCTGATAAGTGCTGCCATAGTAGCTGGACTTTACCATCCCCGATGCCGTGACAGCCATACAACCTACATTGAAGGAGTCAATACTCCACCCGATGGGAAATATACCAGAGAAGAGCTCAACAACCTTGCAGAGAAAAACGCTAGGCGGGAACGTCAGCAATATGCCGAACGCCAGGAAAAGAAATATAATAGGCTGTCACAATTCTCTCTGGATCCGGAGAACCAACAGGTGTATGGACAAAAACAAAAAGAGTGGCAACATGTAAGAATGAAGACTGGTAATATGGACAGCCAGGAATATGCAGAATCAAAAAGACCACTTGCGGATTTCCACGCAGTTCCGCAGAATCAGATTGTCAGCCTTCTTCGTACAGAATCACAGGATTGGATTGATCGTTTATCAGAAAAAGAAAAACATGCGATTGAAAAATACACGTTCAATTCTGGCGATCAAAAGCCGGATCGATTCTTTGAACAGCTTAATGCTATGCTTCGTGGAGATATAGCAGAAGATAAAAAACTTAGAGAGTATGCAGAAACAATATCAGGTGCATTGAAAAAGAGTAAGATTCAGCATGATGTTATTACATATAGAAATCTAGACATACCACTTTATGATGAATTTGAAGTAAATGATCTGGTCACGGAAGGACAGTTTATCAGTACTTCGGTGACTCAAGGAGCTGCGTTGAACAAATTTTATAAAATTTTGATATATGTACCAAAAGGCAGCAAAGGAGCATATATTGAAAGGATAAGCAGATATCCTAAGCAAAGAGAGTTATTGCTTGACAAGGATACTATATTCAGAGTAGTATCAAAGAAAGAAAAAGAAATAGAATTGCAGGTGATCGTATGAAGATGAAATCAAACGAAAAGAAAGCCTATAAAGACTTTCAGGACAGAGTGGCAATGCTGGGTAAACCGAGAAAGCTTACAGAAGAAGAAATTAAGAAATTGAAAAAAGAAGGACGTATTTAGTACCACCAGTCAGAAATGGCCGGTGGTATTTTTATACCCGTTTTTAAGAAAGAGAGGATATGAGAGATGAAAAAATTATTTATCAGTCAGCCAATGAAAGGAAAGACAGATGAGGAAATTCTTGCAGAACGTAGGAAAGCGGTCAGAAGCGCAGAAAGACAGTTAGGAGAACCCGTAGAGGTTATTGATTCTTTCTTCCAGTCAGCACCGGCAGGAGCTAAACCCTTATGGTTTCTGGGAAAGTCTATGGAACTGTTATCCGGAGCAGATATTGCTTATTTTGCAAAGGGATGGAAGGAAGCCAGGGGATGCAAGATTGAGAATACCTGTGCCATTGAATACGGCATTGCAGTGATTGAAGATTGCACGGCAGAATAGGAGGACAATAATGAAATTTAAAGAAGCATTTGAAGAAATGAAATCTGGAATTCCAGTAAAACTTCCGTCATGGGCGGGTTATTGGTGGTGGGATGAAGAATCCCAGACAATCCTTATGTACACAAAAGATGGTGGCTGTCTGGATATAAGAGAAACACAGAATGTGGAGTATACGCTTCAGAATATTCTTTCCGATGAGTGGGTTTATGCGGATAGTCGGAACTGCCCGATACTTGGTGGAGAAGCAACATTCCCATTCGGAGAAGCGATTAAGTACCTGAAAAGAGGATTTAAAGTGGCACGTAAAGGCTGGAACGGTAAGAAACAGCATATTCAGCTTGCGACTGGGATTTCTTATAAGACTGCCGATAATGAGATTGTAAATTGTGAGCATGACGCAATCGGAAATAAAGCCATCGCTTTTGTTGGAACATCTGGCGTACAGATGGGATGGCTTGCTTCCCAGGCGGATATGCTCGCAGAAGACTGGATGTTTGTAGAGTAATTGCGCCGGCGCAACAGAGGGAGGTGAGAGCATGAAAATCGAAGTTATTCATAATTTCTACGATAAAGAAAACAATCTGAAGCTTCGAAAGGTCGGAGACAAATATTCAGTATCAAAAGAAAGAGGGAAATATCTTATAGCGTTAAAAGTAGCTAAAGAGATCCCAGAACAGAAAGGCGGTGATTCAGAATCTCCCGCTGAGGCGTAGGGTGAAACGCCTTATTTTTATGCCCGAAGGCTGAAAACTACACGGAGACACCGGGTTAGCAACTGTTCATGTGAGACACACGTAAAACTGTATTCGTGCAGACAGCACATAAAAAACTGTAAAGGAGCATGTAAAAATGTATAAGAGATTCAGATGCAAATTATCAATGAACCTGCAGACATTTGCAGAAGGCGGAACTGGTGACGGTGGAGGAGGCTCAGGAGCAGAAGGCGGAACACCACCAACAGGAACACAGCAGACGCCACAGTTTGATTATGATAAACTGGCCAGTCTGATCGCGGGAAAGCAGAGCGTAACAGAGGAATCTGTTTTAAAAGGCTATTTTAAACAGCAGGGGCTTTCAAAGGAACAGATGGACCAGGCAATTGCATCATTCAAACAGCAGCAGGCGGCAAATACTCCTGATGTAGCAGGACTGCAGAGCCAGATTACAGAGACTCAGAACCAGTTGACAGCAGCACAGGCAGCAGTGCAGGCCGCAAAGGTTGAAAACGCAGCTACAATGATGGCAGTATCCCTGGGGCTTGATGCAAAGACAATTCCATACGTCTTGAAAATGGCTGATCTTAGTCAGGCATCAGGACAGGATGGGAAGATTAACGAAGAAGCACTGAAAACAGCACTTAATACGGTATTGGAAGCTGTTCCGGCTTTGAAACCACAGGCTGACGGAAAGACCGGTTTTACTCAGGTAGGAACTGGCGGCAATCCGGCACAGCATTCTCAGACAACTACAAACCAAACAGCAGTGCCAACAAAACGTTGGAATCGCTGGAACTAAAAAGAAAGAAGGTATAAACTATGGCATTAAATTATGCAGAACAGTGGAGCCCGGAGCTCCTTGAAATCCTGATGCAGGGAACCCTGACATCTCCATTTGTAACTAGCAATGTTAGATGGCTTGATGCCAAAACATTTCATTTTACTCAGATGAGTACATCCGGATACAAGAACCACAGCAGAAAAGGCGGCTGGAATGTTGGTTCTTACGAACAGAAAGACGTACCATACACACTGACACACGACCGTGATGTTGAATTTATGGTAGATAAAGCAGATGTTGATGAGACAAATGCTACAGCTTCCATTCAGAACATTTCCCGCGTGTTTGAACAGACATGGGTAGTTCCGGAAACAGATGCGCTGTTCTTCTCCAAGGTAGCTCAGGCAGCTCAGAAGACAGAAGACTATCATGGATCCACAGCGACATCTGCATACACAAAGGCAAAAGTATTCGGTATGCTCAAAGATATCCTTGCAAAAGGGAAACTCAGAAGATACAAAGCAAATGGTTCTCTGCTTATGTATGTTCGCAGTGAGATTATGGACGCTCTGGAGCAGTCTGCAGAATTCACCAGAAAGATTGAAATGACCCAGATTGCAGAAGGCGGTCTTGGCATTGAGACCAGAGTAACTGAGATCGATGGTGTGCCGATCATGGAAGTTATTGATGATGAGCGCTTCTATGATGCATTTGAATGGGAACCAGAAGAGGGCGGTTTTGAGCCTTTGAAGAAAAAAGCTGAATCTGATTCAGGAGCAGGTGACGGAGTAACTGGTGCACACAAGATTAATGTTCTTGTTGCGTGTGGCCAGACATGCAAAACTGTCCCGAAGATTAACAGTATCTATTATTTCGAACCTGGCGGACATACAAAAGGTGATGGATATCTGTATCAGAACAGATCTTTTTCTGATGTATTCGTATTTCCGAATGGACGAGACGGAAAGATTGACAGTATCTATGTGGATGTGGATACAACAGAGGTTGGTGTGTGATCAGAGATGGCATACGAACCTTATGCAACAGAAGATTATTATAAGTCAGAATATGGCGGAGCGAGCATCCCGGAAACTGAGTTAAAAAAATATCTGAAAACAGCCAGCAGGCATATTGATTCCCTGACCTATAACAGAATTGTAGGCCGGGGAATTTCTTCCCTTACAGAATTTCAACAGGAAATCATCAGAGAAACCGTATGTCGGCAGGCGGAATTTGAATATGAAAATGCAGATGAGATCAGCAGCGTTTTGTCATCCTACAGTATCAATGGAGTATCAGCCCAGTTTGGCAGTTCCTGGAATGTATTTACAGACAAAGGAATTGCAATGAAAAGGGACGACTATGCATTTCTCAGTCAGACAGGTTTATGCTGCCTGTTAGCGAGGTGATTATATGAGATATCCATGCCTGGTGCCTAAACGACTTTGCAAGACAGATATAAGCCTGTCATTTGAGCGGGAAGGATTAAACGATTATGGAGAGTCATTAGAACCTGTAAAATATTCAGGAAAATGCAACTACCAGGATAAAGCCCGGACAGTATTAACAGCAGAAAAGAAACTGGTTCAGATTACAGGAACTGCATTGCTTCCAGGAGATATCTGCCCAGAACTTCCCATTATATCCGGCGGTGAAGCTGCCATATTCGGTGTGAAAAGGCGAATTGAGCAGGGAAGAAAAGCCAGGAACCCGGATGGATCAGTAAATTATACGGAGGTCCAGCTGATATGATAAAAGTAAATTCAATAGTAAATCTGGATCTTCCCAAAATCTGGGAACTGACAGAAATGCAGATAAAAGCTCTGGAACAGACTGCAGAGGCATTGCACACGGAAGTTATACAGGAACAAGTCTTTCCAAGAGATACAGGAAACCTGCAGAATGAAAGCACATTTGTAGATACATCAAAAAGCAAACAGGGAAAAGTTTCTCTGGTATCAACAACTCCATACGCCAGAAAACTGTATTTTCATCCGGAATATCATTTCCATACAGATGAAAACCCGAATGCCAAAGGCAAATGGTATGAGGACTGGCTTCCAGGAGGTAAAGAAGCAGATTACTGTACGAATGCATTTAAACGAATCTACAGGAGGCTGACAGGAGTATGACATTAGCAGATGTGAGAGATTATATTGCTGCTCTTAATCTGTCTGAACACGTATACATGGGAAAACTTCCGGATAAAGAAGAGAAATCCATTGGAGTATATAACAGCAAACACCAGTATCTGCAGCATACAGCTCTTGGAGGCCCTGATCAGGAAGGGTATGGACAGAAATACGTAACTTTACTGATCCATTGGAATAAATCCCCAAGAGATACCGAAAAGACAGCTACAGAGCTGTTTGACAAGCTCAGACGGGTCAGAGATGCAACGATCAATAATGCAACCATTAAATTTATTCAGCCACTCTATGAAATCCAGGATGTTGGGACAGATGATTCCGGTATCTATGAAATGGTCATTGAGATGGCTGTTATTTATGAAAAGAAAGGAAAACAGGATGAAAAATAAAACCTTGCAGATGAATTTACAGAAGTTTGCAGGAAAGACAAATGTATTTCCTGTATCAGACAATACTTTTAAAGTTGGAAAAGACAAATCCACAGCTACAACCATTGCGGATATGGAGACATTTTCCCCTTCACCTTCCAATGGTGTGGAGACCTGGACTCCTATGGATGCAGAGGGATGGCAGAGAGCATTAATGACTGCAAAGGCCATGACGATCGCACTCAGTGGAAAAAGGAATATTGGAGATACCGGCAACGATTATGTAGCAGGAAAATTATCTAAAAACGGTCATGATGCAGAAGGATATTTTGAGTGGGGATTGCCGGATGGGACTACAATTTCCTGGGATAATGCAGTATTTGATGTGAAAAACTGCGGTGGCGGCGATGCTACAAACGTAGGTGCACTTGAAGTAGACATTATCAGCAACGGAAAACCGACTGTAACACCAGCAGTATAACCTCAGGTTTTCGAGCGGAAAGGAAGAAAATAATGGCAAAAAGAATCAATATTACAGATAAATTGGATTTTGAAGAGAATCCAGTTATGGAGATCGGAACACTTGAAGTAGAAGTAAACGCGGATGCAGAAACCATGCTCCGGCTGATGGGAGTATTCGCTGAAAAGGGAGACCTCGAAGCAGTAGGAGAAGCGTTAAACCTTATTTTTAAACCTGAAGATGTAGATGCTATTTGTAACCTTAAGAAAAGCGGAAAGAAATTATCTGCAAAATCCCTGATGACAATTGTGCAGTCTGCAATGTCTTTGGTAATGGGAGAAAACGAACAGGGAGAGTAGTGACCCGTACTATGACCTGATAGAAGACTTTGATTTGATCATATCTTCTTTCCAGTCACAGTACGGGATTCGTTTATCCCGGGAACTTCCAGCGGGAATGAAATGGGAAGAATTCAGGGATTTTTTGATCGGACTTGGACCAGAAACAGCGCTTGGAAGAATTGTAGCGATTCGCGCAGAAGAGGATAAAGAAATACTAAAAACTTTTACGAAAGAACAGCATCAGATCAGAAATGCCTGGCGAAGTAAAAGAGCCAGAAGATTAGCTCAAACGATGAGTAAGAGTGAAATGAATACGGCTATGAATGAATTTAAAAATATGTTCATGTATATGGCCGGACTTGGAGGTGGTTAGAAATTGAAAAGTTAAAAGTAAAGTGTCCCTATTGTGGACACGAACAGAAAGTACAGTACGCTCCGGATGCAAAATGCCGGGGCGTATTTTTTAAGTGCCAGGCAAGGCACTGCAAGAAAGAATTTGAGATAAGAATCAACCAGGACAAGTAGTGCCATTGTGCCGATGTCCTCATGACAGAGGCAGGTGGTATTATGGCAACAAGTATAGGTCAGATCGGACTTGACCTGGTAGTGAATAAAAATCAATTCGAATCCCAGATGCAAGGCATTACAGGTCTGGCTAAAAAAGCCGGAGCTGCATTGACGGCGGCTTTTGGAATAAAAAAGCTGGTTAGTTTTGGAAAACAGTGCTTGGAACTTGGATCTGACTTGGCAGAAGTTCAGAACGTCGTAGATGTTACATTTCCGAACATGACGGCCAAGGTTGACAAATTTGCCAAGTCAGCAGCTCAAAGCTTTGGTCTGTCTGAAACCATGGCGAAACAGTACACAGGTACTTTTGGAGCTATGGCAAAAGCCTTTGGTTTTACTGAAGAACAGGCTTATGATATGGGTTCCACGCTGACGGGCTTAGCCGGAGATGTAGCATCATTCTATAATCTGAGCCAGGATGAAGCATATACAAAGATCAAATCTGTATTTACCGGAGAAACAGAATCCTTAAAGGACCTGGGTGTCGTAATGACCCAGACAGCTCTTGACAGTTACGCATTAGCAAATGGATTTGGAAAGACTACTTCAAAGATGACAGAAGCTGAGAAAGTAGCTCTCCGTTATGCATTTGTACAGGATCAATTATCAGCAGCACAAGGAGACTTTGCAAGAACATCCGGGAGCTGGGCGAACCAGGTACGTATTTTACAGCTACAGTTCGATTCACTGAAAGCTACAATCGGACAGGGCCTGATAAATCTGTTCACACCGATTATTAAAGCGGTCAATACATTGATTGGCAGACTTGTCACTTTGGCCAATGCATTTAAAAGTTTTACAGAATTGATAACCGGGCAGAAATCCAGTGGATCGAGTACAGTAGAGTCTCCGATATCAAATTTATCTGATGAGGCAGGTACCGCAGAAGACAGCCTGCAGAGTGCATCTGGCGCAGCGGATAATCTTAGTGAATCGACAAATAAGGTAGGGACAGCTGCAAAAAAAGCAGCAAAACAACTGAGATCCCTGATGGGATTCGACCAGATCAATAGGCTGGATAAAAAAGACAGTACAACAACTTCAAATCCCAAAGGAACGGGAACAGCCAGCTTAGGAGATGCTACTGATTTTGGAAAACTTGCAGAAGGCGATACGGTAATTGACAAAACCAATAAAAAACTGGATTCGCTCCTTAAAAGATGCAAGGAATTGGCAGGACTGTTTAAGAAAGGTTTCCAGATTGGATTTGGCGATTCAGGCAAAAAGATTGATTCGATCAACAGAAGCCTGAAAAACATAGGAAAAAATCTGAAAGAGATATTTACAGATCCGGAGGTTGTATCTGCAGCGAATCGTTGTGCAGATAACATAGCCCTTGCATTGGGAAAAACAGCTGGTGCAGTAACTAGAATTGGCTTAACAATGGCAGACAACCTGCTTGGTGGTGTCGATAAATACCTTTCAAAGAGCAAGAATTATATTAAAAAGAGGATTGCTTCGATCTTTGATGCAACTGGAGAGATTGCGAAGCTTTGCGGCGATTATGCAGTTGTACTTGCAGATATCTTTGATGTTTTTTCAGGAGATGATGCCAAAGCCATTACCGGAGATATTATCCAGATATTTGCAGATGGATTTCTTGGGGCAGCTGATCTGGCTGTTAAATTTGTGCGGGATCTCAACGAACTTTGCACAGTGCCTATTGTCCAGAATACAGATAAAATCAAAGAAACCTTAGAGAATCTGCTAAGACAATGCAGAATAGTATTTGACACGCTTGCACAAAGCGTGACGGATAGTTTCGATAAACTGAATCAGGTATACGATGAATATTTTAAGCCATTCGTAGATTCCATCACGCAGGGAATATCCGATATTCTTGGAACTTTCTTAGATGCCTATAACACCTATATATCACCAATACTTGATTATCTGGCAGATAAATTCAGTACAGTATGGCAGGAGCATATACAGCCCGCTATAAATGGAATTCTGGAACTACTTGGAAAAGTCTTTGAAAATCTACAGGCATTATGGGAAACATTATTAGTTCCTTTGATTGAATGGATAATCAAAAATATTATGCCTGTCCTTGGCCCGATCATGAAGAACCTTGGAGATCAATTCCTTGATTTCTTGGCTCTTGCAGGAGACGTGATAAAAGGAATAACTGATATTTTAGGAGGATTTCTTGATTTTTGTACAGGTGCCTTTACCGGAGACTTTGATAAGTGCTGGAAGGGTATTGAAGAAATCCTAAAAGGATTCCACACGATTGCAAAGGCTATTTTTGAAAATATTAAGAAATATGTATTTCAGCCATTTATTGATTTTTTCAAAGGAACATTCAAAACAGACTGGACCAAAGGATTTAATACTCTTAAAAAGACTCTTGATAATTTCTTTGAGAACATAAAAAAAATCTGGGAAGATATAAAAACTGTCTTTGGTGGAGTGATCAAATTTATAGATGGTACTTTTTCAGGGAATTGGAAGAAAGCCTGGGAAGGAATACGTGATATTTTCAGGGGCGCATTTGAAGGGCTGGCAGATATTGCAAAAATTCCTATCAATGCCATTATCAGTGCATTTAATGGAGTACTGGGAATTGTAAATGCAATGATCTCCAGGGTTAATAACATCCGTTTCCGCATTACAGTTCCAAGCTGGGTTCCTGGAATTGGTGGAAACTGGTGGGGATTTAATGGATTCAGTATTCCGCAGATAGGAACAATCCCATTTCTGGCAAATGGCGGTTATGTAAAACCAAATACACCGCAGCTTGCGATGATCGGAGATAATAAACACCAGGGAGAAGTTGTAGCTCCTGAAGGAAAGATGCTGGAAATGGCAAGGGCAGCAGCTGAATTATCCGGAGGAGATACCGCAAGATTATTGCGGGAATTGATAGATCTGATCAAAAATATGCCAAAAGATTTCCCAATAGTGAGTCTGGATCCGGAAACACTGCGGAAATATTTCATTGAAAAAACGAACCAGAATACAAAAGCAAAGGGAAAATCAGAACTGATTTACTAAGGAGGCGTGTATGGCTAAGAGAATATTATGGTCAGGAAATACTACGCTTCCTGCACCTACAGAGATAACAGTAAACGACGAAATTATATGGTCATCAAACACCGGAAGGTCTGCTTCCGGTGAGATGATCGGTGATGTAATAGCACAGAAAAAGAACATATCAATCAAATGGGGAGTACTTACAGAATCGGAACTTGTAATAATCAAGAACGTCCTGACCGCAGGGTACTTTCCATTTTCGTTCCACGATGATGGTATTGACCTGACAATCAGTTCCTATCGCGGAACTTTGTCAAAAGAACAGCTAGGCTGGCTTGGCGATGGGATATTTTATTATAAAAGCGCATCGGTAAGCGTAATTCAGAAATAGGAGGAAAAGAAGCATGGCAGCAGAATTAACAATTAATAAGAGCTTAACAGCAAACGGAACCATTAAAGTAGATGATAAAATTGTAATGAGCCTCTTTACAGAACTTTCAACAAGTGTCAATGGCACTGACAGAGTAACTCAATCCATCCAGGACAAAGAAACATACAACAAAAACAAAAAAGAAATCCGTGCCCAGGTTGCTGCCTTCCAGGAAGCAGTATGGGATATGCAGGATTCCATGGAAGAGGCAGACAGCACAACAGGGGAGGATACCACAGATGAAACTCAGGAATAGTCAGATTATTTCTTTTCTGAACACATACGCTGCAATAAAAACAAAGAAACTCCCTGTAAAATTGGGATATGCAATCAAAAAGAACGTATCAGCAGTAACCGCAGCTTCTGAAGCTTATTCTGCAGAAAGAAATGAGCTTTTAAAGCATTACGCACAGAAAGGCGAAAACGGACAGTTTCTGGTAAACGACGGTTGTTATGTGATCCCGGATCAGGAAGGATATGCAAAAGATATTGAGGAACTTCTAAATATAGAAACCGAAGCAGAGATCCAGACAGTCTCTCTTGATGTGCTGGAGAAATGCGATGATCCCAGATTTGATCCGTTGACCATCGAGGAGCTGACTGCCCTGGAATTTATGACAGAGTAAAGGAGGTACCTGAATGTATCAGTCAACGGAAGCCTTCGGAAATCTGATACAGCAGGATTCCCGAACGTTTAAAAGCCTGATCACTTATGATGACACCAGCATCACGAATGCCAAAAACATTAAGTTTACCGGCGGATCTGAAGGAGAGGATGATTTCTCCCTGGGCTCCGTAGTGTCCCAGTATGTAGAAGCAACAATCCCGGATTGCGCCGGCGCAATTGAAAACCATGAATTTTTACTGCAGATCGGCATGGACATAGATGGCCTGACGGAATACATTCCCATTGGATATTTTACAGCCGGAAAGCCCAAAAAGACGGAGAACCAGATAGAATTTACGGCATATGACCGTATGATGAACCTGGAAACACCTTTTTCTTCCAGCCTTCCAGATAATACGGATACGATTGCAATATTGAAACGCATTGCAGAGATTACACGGGTACCGGTGATAACAGAAGGAATTGATGCAATCACAATGGCGAACCCGAAAGGCTATTCCTGTCGTGAGGTCCTTTCCTATGTAGCTCAGATGTATGGCGGATTTGCTCTCTGTAATCGTCAGGGGCAGATAGAGATCCACACATATACAGACAGCGGCTATACGGTAGGGACTGGACGGTACTGGGATAACTTTGAGCATAATGAGTATTCGTTTAACGTGGAAAAACTAACCTGTTATACAGGAAAAGACGAAGAAGGGAACAGTAGCTCCATATCTGCAGGCACCGGAGCAAGAGCAGTTACTTTTTCTAATCCATTTATGACAGAAGAGGTGCTGAACAATATCCTTTCAGCAATCGGCCAGTTTTCTTATATGCCTGGAAATCTGAAACTCTTAGGAGATCCCCGCCTGGATTCCTGGGATATTTTAACAGTAGAGGACCTGAATGGAGATTCTTACAAGGTTCCTGCTATGAAGCTGGAATGGGAGTATGACGGCGGTCTGACGCATACGATCGAAGCGGTTGGCTTGTCTGAAGAAGAAACAAATGCAGACTATAAAGGTCCCCAGACAAAAGAAATGGACCGTTATTACGCCCAGCTGGTCATGATCAATCATGCGATGATCAACAAGCTGGATGTAGACACGGCTAAGATCACCTATGCGACGATTACAAACCTGAATGCTACGAATGCCAATATTGAAAAGCTGAATGCAGACGTAGGAAATTTCCGGGATCTGACCGCGACCCAGTTCAAAGCTGCCAATGCAAAGATTGATATCCTGGATGGCAACTATGCCAATATCAAGACACTTCTTTCCGGAAATGCTGGAGTGGGGGATCTACAGAATATTCACCTGACTTCTCAGAATGCGGTGATCGATTCGGCACTGATCCGGAATGCAGTAATGCAGACGGTCACGATATCCGATCTTTTGGCGGGAACTATTTCTACGGATAAATTTACGATCGTCTCAGATGATGGCGGGATCCAGATACAGGGAGCCACCCAGCAGTGGAAGGATGCCAACGGCGTGGTGAGACTGCAGGCAGGAAAAGATGCATCCGGGAACTTTACTTTTGCACTGTTCGATGAGACTGGAAAAGGGATTTTGATTGATGCAGCCGGCGTTCAAAAAGGCGCAATAGCAGATGGCGTTGTAGTAGACAGCATGGTTTCAGACAATGCGAATATCGCAGCTTCCAAGCTGGACATTGACAGCTTGTTTAAGGAGATCAATAACAGTGCCCAGGTAATCAAGAGCAGCCGCATCTGGTTTGATGATTCCGGACAGAGCCTGAACCAGGCATACTCCCAGATCAGCAAGAACATCACTTCCGTACAGGAAATAGCCAGCAGTGCAACAAGTACGGCAAAAGCGGCCAGTGATACAGCGGATGTGGCGGCAGATGCAGCTAGAAAAGCGCTGGATACATTGTCTGGTATCAGTACCCTGGATGCAGTCGGAGCATTACTGGACAATGATGCACATGTAGTCCACACCAATCCGGATGGAACAGGGGGAGATTACACCAACTGCCATACAACGATGCGGGTATATCTGGGAGATACAGATGTTTCGGATCATATTGATGCTATTAATGTAACCGCATCTGAGGGAATCACTGGCACCTGGAATGCCAGAACGCGTACTTACCAGGTAACGGACATGACAACTGATGATGGTTACGTAGATATCGAAGCTCAATATGGTCTGGAATCCAAAGCCCTCATGCTAAGCGGAAAAGTTCTTACGATCAATGGAAAACTCCTGTTAATAAAGAACAATGGAGTATGGATCCGAAAACGTTTTTCCGTCAGTAAATCAAAGGATGGCAAGATAGGGATCTCTTATAATATCCAGACCAGTTCTCTTGTTATGAGAAAACAGAAAGACGGAAAAACACTTTTACCATCCAGTGTGACATTTTCAGCATATAAAAATGACAATGGATTAATAAGCAGTTATGCAGGAATCTTTCAGATAGAAGAGTCCAGAGATTCCGGAAAAACCTACAATATCGTTTATGGTTCTTCCGGAGCAGAGATTCTGAAAATATACACACCGACAGGACCGGATATAAACATAATCCGCTGCACTCTATATGATGAAACAGGAGTTCAGACCCTTGATGTTCAGACTGTAACCATTATCGCAGATGCAGAAGGACTTTCCGAGGATATCAAAAAAGCCCAGGATACTGCAGATGAAGCTAAGGAAGCAATATCGACCACAAACAATAAAGTAGCTGATATCCAGACCGGTATAGATGGTATCAGGGCGAATCTTTCAGAAGTAACCACTGATCTCCATGGTCTGACAAACAATACCCTTATTTATAATGCTCGGTACCATGATAATGGTGATGGAACCACTACACTGACCGCAGTGGTGTATAAAGACGGCAGGGAAGTGACGAGGGAATATCCATCTTCCTGGTACAGCTGGACTAGAAAAACAGAGAGCGGAGAAACATTCCTGGGATATGGATATACGATAACCGTTAATAATGAAGACTATATGTTCGGCGGAGTGGTAGTCGGACGATTTACAACCTATAAACAACAGATCTTAACAGTGAGCAGAGGAGCACTTATATTAAGCGGAAAAGCCATCTGCTTTAGCATAGATGCGTAAGGCAGTCATCTGACTGCCGGAAAGGAGCCAATATGTCATTACCAGAAGAAAGCGTAGCAGTAAACACCCTCCCGGAAGTAACCACCATTCCAACCGGGAAAAAACTCATATTCACCGATCCTGACACCAACGAAGGCGGGATCATCACCCTGGAAAACCTCACAAAACAGATATTACAAAATCTGACCACCCAAACCTTCGGCCTGGATCAGGGAAATCTGACACTTTTGCAGGCGATTAACCAATTAAATAGTAAGACGTTAGCACCAAGAGGCAATATTACGGAATCATTGGATAATTATAAAACGACAGACGGTACGCATCTTCCAGGCGTATATTTAATCAATGGACATGATGTATTTGGAGACGGGAAAAATAAATGGGGCATATTAATATTATTTCAATATATTAATCTCCAATTAATGATAATTGAAGGTGGAAACATATATTCTAGGGATTGGTCTGGAAATCCTCTTCATTGGACGAACTGGAAAATTTTTTCTAACTCCAATATGGCATAAAATTTCCCTCTTCCCATTTCCTCTAATAACACCCATTTCAAAATGCTTCCATTTTCTGCTATTATTTTCAACATTTCTTATCACGCAAAATAGACCACCATTTCTGGCAGTCTCAAAAATTCCGTATGAAATCGTTCCTGTTTATGAAATGTATCGTCTGAAGGATGCTTTTACATTCTCTTCACTGACTGTTACGTACATCATCGTTGTATCCGGTTTTTGATGTCCTGCATACATTTGAATTTCCTGTAAAGGGATTCCTCTGTTGCCTGCATCTGTCAATAATGTTCTCCTGAACTTATGTGGATGAGCATGAATCTCTGTCTTGTTTCCTAAAGTCCTGAGCATGGACTGTATTGCCTGTTTGCCCAATCTTGTATGTGGTTGCTTGTTGCTCACAAATAGAGCTGGATTATTATCTTCTCTGGTAGACAGATATTTCTGCAGGTGATATGCGCAATCATCTGTCAGGTATACTCTTCTCTCCTTTTTGCCTTTTTCTCCATATATGATTACCTCTTTGTTTCCCCAATCTATATCCTTTCGGTCCAGTCGCACCGCCTCTCCTATTCTGGCTGCGGTACTGTATAAAAACGCCATAATCGCTATATCTCTCTGGCATCCGGCATTACAGCGTAGATGCTCCATTTCAGCTTGTGAGAATGGTTTCTTGATCATTCTTGGTACCTTGATTTTCTTGAGTCTTCGCATGGGATTTCGGGATATGTATCCTTCATCACTGATCCATGCAAAGAAACTGCTTAGATACCTTCTGATTGTATCCATGTAGCTCATGGAGATCTTGCGCTGTTCCTGATACATGGCCAGATAATAGCGGATGTCATTTGTTGTGATGTCCTGTAGTCTCTTATTCAGAGATGTAACCAACTTGGTTACACAATCCTTATAACGTTCTAATGTTCCTATGCTGCAGTTTTCTATTCGTTTACTGGCAATAAACGTTCGGAGAATTTTTTCCCAGTGGCTCTCGGAAGTAACCAGCTGAGTACACTCCTGCTGTACCTCTATTCCATGAAATTCAATTGCCATAACGTTTTCCAATTTCTGAATCTCTTCGTTTGATAAAATCTCCTGCATTTTTTCCAGGATTCTATTCTGGATCTGTTCTATATTTGTCAAAATAATGCACCTCCTGCATGGTAATTCTGCCATATAAGAGATGCATTTACAATTTGTTCACACCTATATTAAATGGGAAGAGGGAAATCATCATCTTTGTAATGGAATTATAGTTGCTTTTACATCAACATTTGAACTTCCATTTGTAATAGTATATATTCCATTTTTTGATTCTGAAGTGTCATTGTCTGCGTATGTTATTTTGTGATTACCTGCACCTGCGAGTAATTTGATTGTGCTTCTTACGCTATCAGATTGATAGCCAATACATGCATATAAATCATACATCTGCGTGTTGGTACCCACGATTAAAATCAAACAATTCAAACACTTTTTTAATACACTTTCAGATTTGGGGATAGTAATTTCTTGCGTTGATGTCTTACTATTTAAGCTGAGAATTATTATGGCTTCATAGTCCATATAGCGGTGTCGTCTTTCAACATTTGTATACCATTTGATCCATCTGTATAAAAGCTGATAGTTGTGCGTTTTCCGTCATTTGTATAAAAATCGAAATAAACATTACTTATCCCATTCGAACCTGAACGGAAGGTCATTCTGTTTATGTTCCCATTGAATTTAATTCGGGGCGTATTACTATTTGATTAAAGAAAAACCTATGCTAAAAGGCATCCATCCAGGATGTCTTTTATTATGGATTTTTCCAGAAAAGGAGGAAGGCGGTGTGATATTTGAAAAGGAAATCAACATATATGCCAAGGATGCCATCCTGAAACGTTTTCAGGCAAACGAAACAAGTATTTCTATTACTCAGGGAAAGATTTCAGCTCTGATCAGCGAGAGTGAACTGGTTGAATTACAGAACAGTAAAGAAACCATGTACAGCAAGTTAGCAAGTGTTCAGATGGATGTATCTGGTCTGACAGAAAGCTTCTCGGATCTGACAACAAAGTATGATACAGTAACTGGTCAGTACAGCGCTCTTGATGCAAAAGTAGCGGAATACAAGAGAGGAGTAGATGGTTTATCTGCGAACATTACTGCAGTAAATACAAGACTGTCAGAAAATTATAGTACGACAGAGGCGATGAATGCAGCAATAAAAGCCAGCGTAGACGGCTTATCAACTACAGTATCAAAGACATATGCAACAACTGAAAATTTGACAGCTGCGCAGGAAAGTCTAAGGCAGCAGGCACAAGAATATGCTTCAGATGCAGAGACTGCAGCCACGAAAGCAGGACAGGATGCTGCGAAGGCAGCTCAGGAAGAGGCTTTAAAACTAGCCCAGGAATCTACGGATGAGAAGTTAAAGAAATACAGCACCACAATAGAAATGAATTCGGCAATAAAACAATCAGCTGACAGTATTTCTCTGGCGGTTTCTGAAAGCTACGTAAAAAATGATACATTAAAGAGCTACGCAACCACGGAAGCGATGAATGCTGCTATTGAGGTATCTGCCAATAAAATAACCTCTCGTGTGGAATCTTTAGGAGAAACTATAGACCAGAAAAACGGCAATTTCTATGGACTAGATGTTCCAACAACCAGTAATGCCCCGGCATCTTCCTGGACATCAGAAGAGTTGAAACAGCAGCATAATGGAGACATCTACATCCAAACTACTACTGGAAATACGTATAGGTATTTTTATGGTGATGCAGGCCTTATTATAAAGTTTTCAGAAAGCTGTAGAACAGAAAGCGTAACCTATGATTATGTAAAAATTTTCTATAGCGATAACGGAACAATGAAGTGTGCTGCAAAATTAGGCGGAACCAGTATTGCAGGAGCAACTGTTTATGTACCAACTCAGGAATTCTATGTGTATTGGCATACAGATAGTGGTCAGGACTCTTTCTATGGGTTCAAGATTGATTCTGTCACTCAAGGATCAGGAACAAAGACTGGATCAGCAGAAGATCTTCCAGGATATACAGCAACAACATTAAGTACTGAAACATATCCGGAGAGCAGCCATGGCAACTATGGAAATAATGTCAATCAACTTTGGAAATGTACAGGTCCTGTTGTAGGTACGAATACATCTTTCTGGCAGAGGATAGAAACTGTCACTAAATCAGAAGTGAGCTCTCTGATCGAGCAATCAGCAGACAGCATTCGCCTGCAGGCCAAGAAAATAATGTGGCAGAGCGATTATTCCTCTATGACTGAAGCTGGAGAATTAACCTGTACAGGAGCTTCTATTCAAGGTGATTTAACAACAAAGCAACCGTGGAATAACTCTTATAAAATTACTGAACTGAAAGAAGGAGTTATTAAAGGATATAAAGGCGATACGCAAACCGGTCTGCTGGATATGTCAGCATACTACTCAGACAATTTGAGACATGTTGCGCTAAATGGTTTTGACTATCTTCATTTGCAGGCAGGTACAGATATTCTGGTAGAGCAAACAGTTACTTTTGAAAAAGAGATAAAAGTTACAAATGGTTGTAAGCTGCGTGTGAATTTTATAGATTCCATAGTATCTGGAAACGGAATCCAGATACCAGCAGATTTAAATATAGGAGAACCGGGAGTTGCAAGAGAACTATATGTAACTGGAACGATAGAGGCAACTGGGACGATAACAAGCCCTTGGGCAACCAAAAACTATGCTTTTAATACTTCTGCGAATTTGTATATAACATCTGATGGAGTTATTAAACGTGCAATGAGTGGTTCATCTAAGAGGTATAAAAATCACATAGCAGATTTAGAGGAAACAGATGTGAAGGGACTATACGGTTTACCTGCTGTACTGTTCAAATATAAAGAAGAACTTCTTAGTGATGAAAGCGAAGACTATAATAGAGTAGTACCAGGCTTTTATGCAGAAGCAATGGATAAATATTACCCAGATGCATGCCGATATAATGAATTAGGTCAGCCAGAAGACTGGGATCCAAAGAAACTCCTTCCTGCAGTTGTAAAATTAGTACAGTTGCAGAAAGAAGATATTGATACAGTTAAAAAATATTGCCCAGAACACGGCCACGGAATCTTAAATGAAGATGGAAAATGCATTATCCTACTTAATGCAATAGAAAACCAATATTACATAACCCTCACAAAATATGGAGAAGGAGATCTCTATATTTCAAAAAAGGATACCAGCAGTTTCATTGTAACAGGAACCCCAGATCTGGAATTTGACTGGCAGGTAACTGCAGCATAGGAGAACATATGAAGAAAATCAGAGCAGAACCGAAAGGTTCTTTTTATTTTACCAAAATTGCGCCGGCGCAATTGCCGGAGAAAGTGTGAAACAGTGAAAGAAATACTCCTGCAGACATATACGATTGCATTACCGGTTCTTTTAGGCTATATCGTGTGGCTCCTGAAGAATCAGAAAAGGGACCGGGATGCAAACAGCAAGGGAACCATGCTCCTGCTTCGTGTACAGTTAATTGAATATCACACGAAATACATGAAAGAAGGCAGTATCCCTTCATATGCCTATGAAAATTTCAATGAAATGTATCAGGCATATCATGACCTTGGTGGGAATAGCATGGTAACAAAAATGAAAAAAGAAATTGACGAATTACATTTAAAGAAAAAGGAGAATTGATTATGGAACAGCTTACAAATTACGTAAAACCGGAACTCATCGTAGTAGCAATTGCCTTATATTTTGTAGGCATGGCACTCAAACAGGCGCAGGCAGTAAAAGATAAGTATATTCCGCTTATCCTTGGCGGAATCAGCATTGCAATCTGCGCGATCTATGTGTTTGCCACCTGCACCTGCGGTACCGGACAGGATATTGCAATGGCAATCTTTACAGCAATCACACAGGGAATCCTGATTGCTGGTCTTTCTACATATGTGAACCAGATTGTAAAACAGGCAAATAAAGACGAATGATTCAGGGGATGAGGAATCATCCCCTTTGGAGGAAATGCTT